GTGTTCCGCTTGTATCTACAGTTCCGCTGGCAGTTGAAGCAGGTTCAAGGGAAATCTTAGAGCCAGACCCACCAGCGTGATCGTATGTCAAGACGTAGTTGTCTTGGCCCACCCCTACTGTCTGATCGACATCAAACGTGAAGTTACCAAGCAAGACGTTGCCAGAACCATTTGGCTGAAGCACAATGTCTCTGTTAGACGCTGAAGTAACAATCTGATGGGTTGCAACATCAAGGCTGCCACCAAGCATTGGAGTCGCATCGTGACTGATGTCCAGGTCTTGGTTTACGTAGCTGCTGTTGCCAGTATTCCTGACCAAGTATTTATTAGCTCCAGATCCATCAATGGTAACATCGCCCAGTTCGTTCAGAGTACTAGCCCCGCTGCTTGCAGCAATGCTAATCGTGTTGTTCCCAGTCTCTGTAAGAGTGATGTTGCTTCCAGCGTCAAAAGTGATTGCAGAGCTTTGGACACCACTTGGTCCAGTAACCTTCAACTCCACATCACTAGTGTTGTCAGCTACAGACAGGGTAGTATTCCCAGTTACAGCTACAGATCCACTGGTTATTGTAACCCCCTGACCGTTTGAGAAATGAGCTCTAGTCTCAGATGCAGAAGGCCCAGTGTACGTGATTATATTTGTCGTACCATTGATTGCAAGTGATCCATCTCCACCTGCATCAGTTACAGTGACAGCAGGCACAGTGGCATACGCTTCAGACCCAGTCCTAGTGATGACCCCTGCAACATTGCCAGTCACATCAGAGTGCATGATCGCACCAGCTGCGTTTACATTTGTTGAGTTGGTAGCGTCTGCATTAGAAGCGATGCCATCAAGCTTGTCGTGCATAGCCACACTCATGACACCCGCCTGGCTACCCGTAGCCTCAAGAATAACAGCGTCCGTTCCGTCACTAGAAGTGACCGTCACCCTGTCAGTCTGATAAGATGTGCTGAGGTTTGTTGTGACGTTGTTGTTGATGGTTGGTGTGCCAGTGAGATCACTGTAAGCGCCAGACGTAGCCACATCAGCAAGCGTTGTTGGTGTTGCCACCCCGCTTGAGTTACCAATCCAGGCTTGCCCGTCAGGGATATTCGGCACGTCGTTAGATCGGCCAATGGCCATGACGACAATCTCGCCGTTGTTCTGATTGGACCTGCCGACCTTACCCACATTCTGAATAAGATTCGTGCCAGTAGGTTTGGTACTTGTAAGTCCACCTCCAGAAGCGACGTAAAGCACGTCACCGACGCTGAACGAGTCAGTGTCGACGTCTTTTAGGCTTCCAATGCAAGCCACATCACCCTCATTGTTTTGAGAGTAGTCCTGGGTTGCAAGGCCGATTGCTGGCATCTTGCTAGAGTCAGAGGCGTCTGCTTTAGAGACGATGATGGGACCGTTTGATCCGTGAAATCCACTCACGTAGACTGGATCACCCTCAGAAACAGCCTCACTAAATCGAGCTGCAATAAAGACTCTATCTGCAAAGGCCCACTCCGTGTTGTCGCCATTTCCCTTTCTGAGGACTTGATACTCGTCACCACCAGTAGGCACGCCTTGACCAGGTGCACCATCGTTACCAGCTGGTCCCTGCGGTCCCTGAGGTCCAGTGTTTCCAGGTTGGCCAGTTGTGTACGCAGGGTTTACGTCAACCACATTTACCTGTGGTGACGTAACGCTAATCGCAGGAGTTGTAGTGACGTTTACACTGACTGGTCCGCCGCCGCTATGTACGACTTGTACTGCCATCAGGTAAAGGTGATGTCATCAACAACCTTGAACGTACCAAAAGTGTAGGTTTGAACCTTGTCAGCGCTATCAACATCTAATGTCGGGTGTGTGTTCTGCAAATCGTACACATACATGCCCCCACCTAAGTTCATCTCTCCCGCCGACGCCTCAATAGTCAATTTTGAGTTTGTAGCGTTTCCTGTGCTTCTTGTAAAACTAAATCCATCAAGTTGAATAGTGCCTCCAACCTTGTCTCTCACCTGCATCAACCATGTTGTAGCTGGTATTTCAACGCCGAAGTCAATCTCAAGCTTAAATGAATCTCTCCTTCTGCACACAATGTCCAGCCTTACCGCTGTATCTAGATTAACTGTAGCCATTACTGTCCAATAATTTCGTTCACAATTTCTTCAGGCGTCTTTCCAGCATCAGGAGTCTTTGCGGGCTCATCAAGCTCACCACGCTCTCCTTTTCTCTGCGAGATAAGCTTGCTCTGCTCAGCAGACTGCTTCTTCACTCTATCATCCTTTCGGTCCTCTTTGAGGATCTCAATCTTTTCTTTGAACTCTTTCTCAGTAGCGCTGCGTCCGAGGACAGCCTGCGCTCTGATAAGCTCAATCTCTTTGGTCATCTCGTGACGCATTGTCTCCATCTGCATCTCTAGCTGGGCTTTCATCTGCATCTTCTGAGCATCTAGCTGAGCCTGCATCTGAACCTCTTGCTGCTTCATCTGAGCTGCAGCCTGAGCGGACTGCTGCTGGATTTGAGCTTGCATCTGCGAGTTTTGCTGAGCCATCTGCTGGTTGCTTGCGATCCGCTTTTTGCGTCGGATCACCAGCAATCTCTCAGCCTGGTTGATGTCTTTGAGCTGACGGATAGCAATAGCATCCTCGATGTCGAGCTCCTTCTGAGCGAGCGAGACCTGGATGTTTTGCTCCAAGTACTGCTTCTCCATATCCTCCATCTCTTTAACTACCTGTACACCGAAGTTGTACATAGCCAAATTCTGGAAGCTGTTCAACATGGCGATGTTCTCCTTGCCAATGGCATTCTCGTAAGCCTTGTACAAGATGCTCTCAAAAGGAATGATTTGCAGGCACTTTACGATGTCCTTACACACCTTCTTGAACAGCACCATAGACGAGTTGGTGATGTCGTAAATGGCGTTGTTACCAGCTGCGATGGCCTGCTGTCTCACGCCAACCAAAGAGTCTCCCTTAGGAGAGCTGGCATCCATAGCCTCGTTGATACCCGTGGCGTCACGGATCATGCGGAGATAGTGGTTGTACAGAGCGATGAACTCGTTGATGTTACGCACAGAGTTTCCGATCTCGCGGATGGGCGGGTTCTGGAATCCTCCTTCTGGGTTCTTGCTTCTGTAGTAGAACACACCAGTCTGCTCGTAGATGTCGTGCAGCTCAAGAGGCTGGAGCTCACCGCCCTTGCCGAGCTGTACATTCTCCAATCCTTCGATGTCGATAATGATACCGTCAGGCTTAGCCTTGGCTACTGACTGCTGGATCTTGAGGTGAGTGAGCTGAAGCTGGTCAGCGAAACCGATGCAGCTGTCTACCATAGACTTAGGCATCATCTCCTCCATGTTCGTTGCCACAACAGAGTAAGACAGGTCAGCTCTGCTGAGATCGTGCATGTTCTTCGGCACATTCGTTCTCAAGCTATAGTTGAACAGCTTGTCAGTACCCATGATATACATACCTCCGTACACAACCTCATTCTCAAGCTTGGAAACTCTCTTCTCATACACAGACTCGGATGGACCTTTGTAGCTATCTCCTTTGAAGTAGAATCCTGTATTCCCGTATTTGCTATCCTTCTCTTCGAAGAACATACAATCAACGCTCTTGAACTCAAAGTCCAGCACGTCGATCATGTACTCGTCATACCCGTACCTGTACCTGTCAGTCTTAGCGTCATAAGACGACTGACTCATCTTAGAGAGGTCGTAGTTTTGCTTTGAGGCTGATGACTTCGCAATATCTTTGAAGTCGTCTTCTGTAAACTGATCACCAGCTAAGCGCTTGAGCTCACTAATTGTAATGCTCTTGACATGCCCAGCGTACACCATGTCTCCAAAGTTGGGGTCATCGGTGTAGCTGTGAATGAAGTTGGCAGGGTCGATGTAGTCAACCTTAATTCCGTAGTTGGGGTCGTTGCTTCTCTTGGTCACTGACATGCCTAGCACGGCGAGATCATTAACGCAACGTCTGTAAGTCGAGTCACTGAAGTCATTCCACTTCAGCGTCATGTTTGTGGCCACCTGAGCAGCGATCTCGGAGGAGGACTTGATGTTGTTCCCCATAAAGATTTCCGCTTCCTCAAGAGTATCAGGAATGCTCTCTACATCTGCAACCTGGACACCTGTGTCCTTCTGCATTTTCTGGAGAGCTTCTTTGTTCCTAATCAACGCCTCAACCTTACGTCTCTCCATGTCCTTCTCACTGGAAGACAAAGGATCAACAGCCTCAAGGTTTGGATACGGTTCAGACGAGAGGATCTTGTTGACCACGATCCTCACGAACTTAGGCAGGATTGGGACTGGAGTAAAGTCCAGGTTCAAAAAACTACCGTCGCCGTTATTTGGATCAAGGCTCGTAAGAAGCTGTCTGTAGATTGTGGTGTCCTGAGTACCCTGAGCGTACTTTCTATTTCTATCAAAGAGTCTGGACCGCCGCCTCATGAGGGAGTTGTCCTGAGCTGTTGAACCCCACTGCTTGGCAATCGCCTTAGCATAGCTAAGCCCATAGGCAAGACCTTCTTTGATCTGCTTGGATGCTAACGGATCGGGGAACCCAGCACTCGTTTTGTTCTGGTTGGCGTACATCACCGCAAATATACTAAACTTAGCGGTGGTACTCTTTCATCTTGTTTTTCCTAAAGAACTCTTTGTCAGAGAAGCTGGCCCTCTTCACTTCGTTCTTTACTTTTTGTGCAGCAAGAAGCGCAAGGCCCGCACTAATTGTCAAGTCAAACTTAGTTCTATTCGTGATTTTGTAGCCTATCCAGTCCTCCAAAGTCTTGTTGAAATACATGCTCCCCATCTCCCCTGTATCTAGGTTTTCACCCACGTGAGCGTGTATATACGCCTCGATCGCTTGGGCATGAGATTGAATAACGTCCTGTGAGTTTGACGGGATGCCTTTGGTTTTGCTAGACGTAGACCCCGCCTTGAGAAACTCTGGTCTGTCAAGCAAGTAGTTGTCGTAACCTCTTGACTCAAAATACCTTACAATACCGTACTTGTTGTTCTCAACCAGCAGTGGGTATCCATAGTAGAAGGCAGCCATAAGCACGTCCTCATAGAATATGCTGGCCAAGTCTGGACGTGAAGCGTACTCAAGAACAAACATGTTTGCTGGGGCGTGCATGTTGAACTTGTTGTAGAGGTGCAGGGCGCCTTTAGAGCCTCTACCGTCTACCGTTTGATCTAAGTCGTAGGAGTCAACACCTCCGCAGCCAATGAGGCTGTTGCCAGGACTCTTTTTCCCTCGGTCATCGATTACTTTGTTCCTGTCAGTTGGGTCAGGCTGCCAAGACACTCTGAACCTACCGTTCGGATCTGGAGAGAAGATGACTTCTTTGTCTTTGTCCTTCCACATGAAGTTGCCCCTGACGACAGGGTTTGGGTACAGCTCGTTGTTGTGGTCAATCTGCTGATAGATTTTACCCACATTGAAGATGCTCCCCTCGATACTATCTCGAAAAGCTTCTTCCTCTGTAAATGGGAACTGTCTGACAACCTCGTTCAGTTCCGAGGGGTCGTTCTTTAGGCTCTCCCTTTCGTTCCTGAGGTACGTCTTGGCCCCAACATCGATTTGCTCATTATCGATGCCAAGCACGGCACTCTCAGGGTCTTCCATGACGGGGTTTCCGTACTGATCGAAAAACCCTTCAAGGGCTTCGTAAGCTGGTATAAATAAGCGATAGAGGCCGCTTTTAGTCCTACCGTTGGCGTTGCGTTCATTTGGATTAGAATCTTCCCATAGGGCTTTGTATTCCTCCCCACCTTTATTCATGGGGTTCACTGTACTACCTACAAGAGCCTTGCCAACTACCCTTTTACCGACAATAAGGCAGGTTCTTTCAATACGCCACGCTTCACGTATGTCAACAGGCTTCTCCCACTTGCCTGCCTCATCGAGGTACAGCATGTGGAGCTTCTCGCCATCGTATGCGTTGTTGGTGGTGTTCTTCCAGTTAATTATCGTATTAAGAGCGTCGCCCTTCTGCGAAGTCTTATTCTTCTTCGTGATTCTCTTAGACGGCTCGCGAAAAGCCAGCTCCATGCGCGGATTGGTAGTTCCATCTTGAATGGGTTTGAAGAAGAAGGGGTACGACCTGAAAATCGGAACCACCTTCTTCATGAATATATTCTCCTGGGAATCCTTACCCGTCTTTGACTGTATGCCTAGGAGCTTGTCTTTGACTTGCGTAGCTTCGTCCACAAGAACAGAACTGCAGACATTAGTGTAGCCAGAACGGCGACACTTAGTATAAAGCTGACCGATACAACGGGGATCAGCTTCGCACGCAGCCATGTGGAGAAAGATCTCACGCTGGAAGGCAAGATACGAAGGAAATCCGATATCGATTTTTGACCACTGGAGGAACATGTAGTGCCTGCCTGTGATGTACGTAGGGACGCCATGATTGTAAAACCAAACACCGTCACGCCTCCGCTCAAACTCCCTCTCGATGAAACCAGAAAATTTCCTGCGGAACTCCGAAGGCTTCTCGTGCCACTCATCCATACTACGTATCTTTTGCAACTCTTCGGGCATAGGAATGCGTCGCCACAGTTGCATAGACTTTGGCTGCTCATGGAAGAGTATTTCAGATCGCTTTGGCTTTTTCGGGAGGACAACAAGAAGCCCATGGAGTTCAATACCCTCACCCGTTGTACCGTTAGGATCGACCCGAATGCCTTTATCTTCGTATCCATCTACGTCTACCAGAACTGACATTAGTAACTTCTGCCAAGACCATCCATACGACCGAGGTTAGCCACCCCAGTCTTAGGGTTCTTCACCTCCATATACTTACCACAAGGGCACTTGATGTCTTGATAGGCACCTTCGCCATCGAACTTGATGGAAACGCCACTCTTAGTCTCTTCGTGCTTCTTCTCGCACTTACAAATGTATTCAGCCATGTTGCAATTTAATTAGTACACCTGACAGGATTCGAACCTGTGACCGTCTGCTTAGAAGGCAGATGCTCTATCCAACTGAGCTACAGGTGCATACGATTATTTCTCGTACTCCCCGTTCCACATATCCTCCCAGAACTTGTACCTATCTCTATCCTCTTTGGTGATAGTCATGTTCTTCCACCAGTACTGTTTACTTTGAGAATCGTTCTGCGAATCCTCCTGAGTAGTCTTTGTCTTCTTCAATTTGTCCATTGCTTTTCAATTCTTTGAGCATCTGTTCTAGCTTTTGACGCTCTATAATTAACTCTTTGCAGTCTACTGCTGTTTGCTTGATCGATTGAAGCTCAGCCTTTCTAGCAGAGCCAGTGATCTCAGAATCAACTGGACGCTTGATCTCTTCGATCATGTTGTTTATGGCTACAGCCATAGAGTCCATGAGTCGCTCAGATGCGTCCGACGTTGTAAATTTAAGCGCCTTCCTCGACATAGATCAACTCATCTTGACGAATTCTGAAGTACAGCTTGTCGTCGATTTCAATCTCATAGTCGCTACCTTCTTTGTACACGACTACATCGCCAGGGTTGACATTCATCCATTCGGTACGATCGTTATGCTCAATGAAGCGTGCCTTTTTTGTAGGCACCTTCTTGAGCTTGACCACCTCAATACCGTTTACAACCTCATTCTCTTGGCTCTCTTCGATAGGTTCTAAGAGAAGCCATCCTCCGAGGGTTTTAAGCTCTCCTGTCTCCTTAGATCTGTAAGCGATAGCCTGGTTAGCCAAGGTCTGTTCGTGGTCGTAACGAACCACGTAAAGACCGTCGTTCTCCTCTAGGCCGAGATGCTGTCCTTTTTGAATTACAACGTGGTGATGGAAGTACAGCGTGTCCCCTACCTCTACGCCTAGGTCGTACCTGGCGGGTGTTGACACGATTTCACCACCAGTCACACGGTGTTGGAACTCGTTGTACTTCGAGTCAAGGTAGAGTTCCGTTCCGTTTGCGAGCTTGAGGGTGTCTTTGCGTGTCTTATCTAGTTTTACAATGAATGATTCTAGCGTTCGCATATTAAAAATTTAAGTCAAATTCTATGATACAGGGCATGCTGTCGATGACTTTCCATAGCATGGTCTCTGTATCGTTCTCGATGTAGATCAGATATCTTTTGAACCCGTGGTTGTGAAGGTGCCTTTCGTCCTCCACGATGGCAGAGACTGTGCCCCTACCAGCTTTCATGCCTACAAAATACGCCATCCCGTCCTTGGGGTCGCGTCCAATTACAATCTTTCTTATTAAGCCTTCCATTAGTTTAGAGATATGCCGAGATCGCCCAGCATATCCCCAAGTTCACCACCGCCTTCTTCGTATGTATTCTTCATGATGTCGATGATGATGTCTAGCTCATCTTGACCGTCCAGGTTGTAGCTAAACAGGGATTTCATTTCTACTGATTCGTTCTCAGGATTTTCAATTTCGTCCATGAGACCGACGACAATGGCAGACATTACTCTGTCTTCGTAACCTCGCTCTCTCACCAGCTCTTCAATTTCAAGAACCTTAGCGTAGAGCTCAGAGAGGAATTCTGTGTCTTCGTAGTTCATGGCTTATTTTTGTCTAAGATACGACAACATGCCGAAATCCAAGGTCAAGAAAAAACGACTCTTCCGTGAGGTCTCATACCTCAAAGAAGACTACATCAACAAGAACTATCTCAAAGAGCTGCGGTCTACACGCATCATGTTCTGTGAGGACAACGACATCTCATTCAGTCACCTGGAGTTTCTCCTGTGGGCGTATGACAAAGAGTTCTGGACCATCAACTACGCAGCTGATGGATACGGATTCAACAAGAAGAACTTCGGGAATAGGATCTTGTTCCCATTGAAGCGTTCTGGCATGATCTACAAACACTTCGATAAGCTCACACCATCGGATACAAGAGAAGATCACCTCTTCCGTGACGAGACCAAGATGAACTACCGAGTCAGGTATGCTATAACGCAAAAAGCCCGCTTATTAGTGCAGGCTTTTTACAGAAGATTAGAGAACTGATCAGGTCAGATCGTCGATGGCGTCGTGCGCCTCAGTCACGTCTTCCACATACCCACCGTCGAGGATCACTCGGCTGACGAAGGCGTTGGTCAGAGCCTGCTCAGTGTCGTAAGCAGGGATGAGGCTTGCGACTTCTGTCTCTAAGCAAGAGTTTTTTTCTGTTGACCCGCCATTGATAGAAACTCTATCCTGGAAGCCATACACGAAGGCTCGGTCTGCAGGATGAGCTGCAGTGAGGTCTCTAACCTCTGTAGCCAGGCATGCGCTGCTTTCTACAGTACCTCCATTCTGAATGACCCTTGTGGCAAACTTAGACCTAAGGGATTCAAAGCGAGAGATGATTGTCGCAGTGGACGATGTGGTTAGACCTAGACCAAAGAACATTACTCTTCGTCTTCAGATGGTTCAGGGAAAAGTTCTGGGTGCAGCTCTTTGCACTTGGCGAAGTACTCTGCATTGGCAGATGAAGAACCGAAGTGATGAACACCGAGGTTAGCAATCCACACCAGTTGAGCATCCCAGCTCTCATCAGACTCACCATCCCACATCACATCGACGTGGTAGCTATCTGACAGCACAGCAGCTTCAACTACGTTTGCATCGTCGTCGTAAGTAGCAGGAGTGGTTATGATATGACCCAGGCGCACAATACTGTGGTTGTGATCAGGCATACCTTCTTCATCAAAGCCCAAAGCGTTGATCTTCGTTGTGGCAGCTGATTGGCTGCCAAACTCATATTTGCGGAAATATCTCATTCTGTTTCTCTATTAGACGGTTGTAAGGGATTTGCACTCATCGTCAGTAAGGGCTCTGTCAAAGACGAGAATTGAGTTTATGAAGATAGGTTGGCCGTCAGCTCTAATCTGCAAATTGACAAAGTCATCGAAGTCGGTGTTGGAGGCCTGATACTTTTGAGCCCCAGCGTAAAAGACAGTAAACTCTCCTGTGCTCTCGACTCTTCTTACGATTACTTTAACCCTACCTGCTTCGGAGATCGTATGAGCTGTGGGGATAGTGTCGTTGTCATTATCTGCCCAATACACTTTGGCTGAGGTGTTTGGATTTGGCCTATAGATTCTAAACGCCCCAAAGTTGTGGTTGCTTCTTCCAAAACGAATACCTGTGCTGGCAGAGTCACGATTTAGGCTTGGGTTTTTGGCCAGATCAGCAAAGAACGTAATATCCTTGCCATCCATGTAGTCGCTAAAATCAATGGCGTCTGTGGTGTCAAAGTTCCTTGTCACCCCAGCTGACGTACCGTGGTTTGGGATGTAAGAAGTGGCGTAAGCGCCTTTTTCGAGTTGAACTCCGTAAAAAACATTAGCACCCGTGGCTGTCGCAACAATACTAGTTCCATTTGAA